TGTGGACCAGCAGCAGCAGCGACCAACGAGACAGGCGGAGCTGCGAGCGCGGCGGTCGAGGGATGAGCCGGACCATCCGAGTTGGGTGAGGCCAGCGCGGTAGGCGTGGTCTCAATGGTTGTGACACGCGCAAGCTGCATGATCGTCGGCGAGGACGCACCCGCAAGGCCCGAAATCATGACCTCAAGAATATCAATGAGTTGCGTGCCCGAACCGCCTTTGAGTGCTTGGTAGGTGGCGTTCGTCAGGGCCGTGGTGTCGGCCTGAGCAGTCGGCGTGTAGTTAGAAGCGTGGAAAATTCTTTTGGCCATTTCAGGTTATTCCTTTTCATTCGAAGTTTCAGTTGTAGGCACTTCTATGCTCGTAGGCACACCCACAGCATTGATCGCGGAAGCAATTTTTGCTGCGTAGCTTTCGTCCATATTACGCACGACGAACTCACGTCTGCCGAAGTTGTCCGAGTCGGCTAAGATCACGAGTTCATTTGTTGTGGCTTTGGCAGAAATTTTCATTTCTTTACTCCTTAATGTCCCGAGCAAGCACCGGAATTGGTGTCTTGCCGCCTATGACATCCTCGATGACCTGTGCGAAGGGCTTGCAGATGCCATTGACTTTGAACGCAATAAAGCACGGATCGCACAGATAGCCGTTATGCTTGAAGCAATGTCCGCGAGCACGAACTCGGTCGTGGCGTTTGATCTGGACGCTGCCACAATGGCCGCACTTCAACGTGTCAGCCTCGAACACTTTGCCCTCTTTCAGAAGAGAGGGATCAGTTCCGATTTTGTGTGCGAACCTCTGAGCGTAATTGTCCGGCATTCCCGGACTGGAGCTGTGATCAACAATCAAATAACCTTCTTGCTTTGCCATTTGCCTTCTCCTACTTCAAAACCACCAACGAGAGCGTGCAACGTGTGATCGTCGCGGCACTGTTGACATTGATGCGTATGATGCTCCCTGCCGCGATCGGCAGCGTCCAGCCCGTCAAGACAGTATCCTGACTCTTGTTAGCTGCTGTGATGGTGGGTGGATTGCCGCCAGTGATCGAGTCTACGACCGTGGGCGGGTAGGCTGCGAAGGTGTCTTTCCAGACATCGACAACTATCGAGCCAACTTGATCCGCCAGAAGCGTGCTTCTTAGTAGCACACAGTCGAACGGGATTTCGAGGTCCCCTTTGATGCCAGCTGCGATGGCGATGCCGCCGCCGTCGATTATGAACGTAATAGCAGCAAGACCGCTCGTCGTGTTTGAAACAGCTGCGAAGTAGTTCGTGCCGTCGCTGCTGATATTTGCCGAATACCCAGTCGGGAGCGTGATCGACGACAGACCATTGATGGTCTTGCCGCCTGCCGGAACGAGCGTGACCATGCCACTGCCGATGTTCGAGAAGAAAGACGACCATCCAGCGGTGAACTCGTTCGGAACGCCGCCCGGCACCGGGAGGTTGATTGTGGTCGGACTGCTCCTGTTGATGACATGCAAATTCTGATAATTTGCATTGAGCACCGTATACGGTGACGTAACCACCGGCACAACGTTCTGTTGTGAGAACGAGTCCACAATCGACCCAAGCACACCACGCAGCTTTGTCGCAGTGATCAGCTGCTGGCCATTCGTCGGCAGCTGATTTGCGATGTCTGTGTCGAGCTGGAGTGGTGTTTCTTTGGACATTAGTTTCTATACAGACCGAATGGAGTCGTGTTGAAGTCGCCAGAAGTGCCAGCAGCATTGCCGGGGAAGAAGGTTGAGCCGCCTGCGCCGCCTACCCAGATCATACCAAAGCCTTGTGCATCGTAACGCTTACCAGTAGCACCGCCACTAAAAGTGAACTTATGTGCTTCTACCTTGCCATAGTTTATCACGGCCACGAAAGCATCAGTGAATGCTGGCGTACCTGTCAATGTGACAACCTTGTTCGGAATACCAGTAGGCACCAGAAGTTGACCATAGCCGTCTACATAGATATGATCAGCTGCACCACCAGTTATGGCATAATCATTGTTGACAAAATAGTAAGCACCGTCAGTTATTTTGATGTGCTGACCAGCAGCGCTTGGACCAAACACCAAATTTCCGCTGACGACAGTTGTTCCCATGCCATCTGGATTGATACCAATAACACCTGCACCAGTCGCACGAATTTCAAAGCCCTGAACAAGTCCTCTTGCACCACCAACAAACTGGAACGCAATTCCAGCCGATACGCTCATAAGCACGTTCGAAGGCGTTGTGGCATCACCAGTCAATACAAAATCCGTGTCGTCTTTCTGACCAGTCATAGGCGGGACAATGCAACCAGTCGTGAAGGTAACACCTGTTTGACCAGCACGAATTTCCACAACGAAACCGTTGAAGTCTAAACCTGCTGCCGTGTCAACAGCTTTCTGCCAAGTCAGAAAAGCACCGCCAGCATTATTTGCCAAACCAGTGTTAGCATCGCTGCCGTCTGTGCGGACGAAATAAGTTCTATTTGCGCTTAGGACTGTACGCTGGGCTGAAGCCGAAGCGAGAGAAGAGTCAATACGCCAACCTGCCGACAGAGCATCGTAGTGGATTGCACCAGAGCCACCCGGCTCCAAAATCACAGGAGCATTCGAAATGAACCGATTTCCTGCTTGCGACAAGACGCTATTATTCAGCAGCGTAATACGGAACGTGCCGATATTGTCGAGGGTGTAGAATGTACCGTTGATGAGCGGAGCATCAATACCGGAGAGATTGATTGCGACTGTGGATGAAATTCTGAGGATCGAAGCATTCTCAATTCCCGGAGGAGCCCAGTCGTCGGTGTCGATGGTTAGGGCGGCTGGTGTCAGCACGCCGCTCCTTGCGAAGGTTCCGAGGACGTTCAAGTTCCTTGTTGCGGCACTGCCAGAGATCAGTCGATAGCCGCCAAGGGATGTGTCGGCAACCATGCTGATGATATTGCCCGCGACGACTTCACCGCCGATCAGCGGAGCCGCACCTGCCGCCGTGTTGGCAAAAAGCTGGATCGCGCCGATACCATTGACGTCAATGAACAGGGCTCCGGTGTTGGTGAAGAGGGCCGTCCAGTTGACCATCGCCCCATCGACAAACGCGAAGCCAGGGGCGGTGATAGTTTGGAGATTGGGGGCTCCACCAGAGAGCCCGCCCCAGTAGACGTCCTGACCATTTCCGGCCGAGGTGACTCGATCCCAGATGATGTTGCTGAGAGAGTCCTTGACGATCTGGCGATAATACCCAGCGCCCCAGATTTTGCACCGTCCACCAGCATCCAAGTTGATGGGATTGGTGTTGAAAGCTGCTTGATCCGGGTCCTGCCAAGTGTCCTTCGGTGTCATCGTGCCCGGCACATAGAGCCCAACCGTGCCGAGTGCCAGCGGAATGCCGTTATTGTCGAGGAAGATTTGCTCGCCATTTGGCAGAAGCAGAACACTCATTGTGGTTGTTCCTGATTTAAGAGTTCAGTGCCCATCGGAATAGCGGAGCCCTGTGCGGCCTGAATAGCAGAAGCACCAAGCGGCATACCCGGACCTGGCTGGGCCAGCCCTCTTGCCATCAAGATTTCTGCATAGCGCGGATCAAGCATTAGTTTTTGGATGTACTTGTTCACGGCATAGTTGCCCGCCGCAGCAACACCAGCAGCAGCCGAAGTGATCGGATTGGCCGCGATCTGGTTCAGGATATGTGGCCCGTAGTGCAGACCAGCACCACCTGCTGCACCTGCTCCAAGCAACGGGCCACCTGGCACTCTTGCGAGAAGGTTATTGATTAGACCAGCAGCGCCAGATGGCTTCACACCGCCCGTAGGTACAGTCTTGGGCATGAGCTGGCCGATCTGGGCGAGGTCATTCAAATTCCCTGTATTTGACCCACGCAAGCCAGCCATTTGCTGTGGGTTAATCACACCGCTCGGCCACGATTTCTCTGCAATGGGCTCGATCTGCTTCATGGCAGCCCATTGCTGCTTGGCGGTTTTCCATGTGTCCATGACGTCGGAAGGTGCATTGCGTCCAAGCGCGTCCTGCAAAGCAGCATAGATTTCGCCGCCGTAGTGGCGCAAGTTGGCATCGGGGGATTTGAGCATGCCGCGCGAGAATGCAGAACTGCCGCGCGTGTAACTAGCGAATGCTTGACCATCCAAGAGACCATTTTGAGCCGCACGGCCCATATTGCCAACCCAGCCTTTAACCATCAAATAGGTCGGGTCTTTCAGATTACCGCCAGCTGCATTCAAGGCATCCGTCCTGAGCAATGTCAGACGCCGCATGAAGTCGTTGTCACCAATGTTTTTGGTGACAGAGTTTGCAACATGCTCGAAATCTTGCCCGATACGAGTTTTAGCTGATTCAAGCACATCTTTCGTAATTACAGGAGTGTCCTCGCCGAACTCCTTACTGACAGCCCTAGTATACTGACCTAGCTGTGCATCATTGCCAAGCGCGCCGGCTTTGGCAGCAAGCGCCCTGACACCTTGGTCGCCCGTCAACTGCGCCCCGGTCAGGTCGATGCCCAAGTTCTTGGCCTTCTGCGCGATAGTTGCCACCGGGCGTGTGACAGTCACATCGAATAGGCTCTTGATGGCAGGAGCAAACTTCTTCAAAATCGGATTAGCTGCACCACCAAATTCCGCCCCACTCAGCATATCATCGACCATCGAGTTCTTGGTCAGACCTGTCTGCATTCCACCAGCTGCACTGCCTTCTAGCGCACCACGAGTTGCCTGCGAACCGAGCTGCAAGAGCTTATTCAAAAATCCAGTGCCGCCCGCCCCGGCTTCCCCGGCTAAGAACTTGGCAACTTGCGGCCCGGCGCGTGGGGCGATAGCAGCAAGAGCGTCGCCAACAGCTGGCGCGGCGGTGCCCTCCGTGGCAGCGAGGGCACCAACGGTCGGGATGGTTGCACCAACGAGCAAATTCGTGAGGTCTTGGCCGGGGTTTTCTTTTGCCCACTGCTCCTGTGCCTGCTCATAGGCGTCCTTGGCTTGTCCATAGGTCGAGGGCATGCTGCTGATGGCCTGACTGATAGGCACTCCCGTGGTCACTTCCCGCATGGCCTCTTTGCCAGCCTGTGCCCCGGCCATGATGGGCGTACCGCCCCCGAGCAGTAGCTTGTTGGCGAAATCTGTCCACCCACCCCAGCTCGCACCACTGTTCGGTGTAAGAGGGGCTCCAGCAGGCGAACCCGCTGGAGTCAGTTGGGGAGGTTCCAGAGAAGCGGGAAGTTCAAGACCCTTCGCCCACGAGTCGTCATCAGCTGCGGCGACAGGCTTGGTGCCAGACAGAAGGGCGTCAGTTGCCTTGGCATACATGCCATTCGGGTCGCTCATGCGAGCGACATGTGTGCTGACAGTTTCGCCGGGGCGGTCAGATGCGTTGTAAAGACCGGGCTTGCCAGCATTGATAGTCGAGTAGATGTCTTTCAGACCCATGCCAGGCTGAAGGCCGCGATCTCTCAGATACTGTACCACACTGTCGACTTGTTCGGCAGGAGTCTGTGAAGGCGAGAAACCATATTTCTGCTCTTCCTCGCCACCTTTCAGAACTTGGAGCAGACCATAGCGGCCTTTCGCTGGGCCGCGACCTTGGTGGGCAGAGTCGAAAGTTCTTTCCGTTTCGTAGCTGAGTGCAAGCCCGAGGTCGCGGGCGCTGACACCAAGATCGCTCGCGCCCTTGTTCAGAGCCTTGACAAAGTCTCCTTGCCAGCCAATGTTTTTGGGCTGTGGCGTTAGACTGGTCAGAAGACCGTCAAATATGTTTGTGTCATCAGCCATGAGTTATTCTGATTTTGGAACCCTGCTGATTCCTTTGTCCTGTAGATATTTCTGCCAATGGGCTTCGAACTGGAGTGGGTCTTTACCTGCTTGCATCCAGCGCGAGAAGCCCTGTTGACGACCCTGAGCCAGCGTCACCGACCGCTCGATCGGCTTCAAGATCGCACCGATGGCTCGTGGGTCAGTTTCGATGTTCGGGTTGGCTTTGAGGATGGTTTCGAACTCTGTCAGGTTCAAGCGACCTTGGCCCTGCATGAATTGACGGACTTGCGGCAGAACGATGCCGATAGCAGCTTTCTGGAAGACTTGCGCTGCTGCCCTATCGCCGCCTGCGATCTTATCAGCGAGTGTGTTCATGCCGAATGCTTGTGCAAGACGCGACAATTCCATCTTTGCTTCCATACCACCACCAGCATGGAAGGCGGTAAGTGCCTTCTGCAAGTTCGCAATATTCGCAACGAGTCCCGTTCCGGCTTCCACAACATCGTTGTTGTTCTTGGCCATCTCGGCGACATTACCGCCTGCTGCTTCGAGATACTTGGTCTCGGCAGGACTGAGAGCTTTGATCGAGGGCGGTGGGGCAGGCGCTTGACCTGCTTCAGTGGCGCCTGCCCCTTGCGCGCCAGTGGGAAGGCTACCACTGTCAGCACCTATTAGACGGTTCGTGGGAGTTCCGAGACCGCCGTACATCGGAGCCACGGTCTGACGCGGCACCTGTTCTGTCTGCTTGGTTAGTGGATTGATTTGATCTACAAGTGCACCACGCTCTCCTGGAGTCGGCGTCTTTTCGGTCACGCCGATTTCTTTGCTGGTGCCCATGAACGGCGATACAGCTTTTGTGGATGTGTAGCCGCCGCCTTCGATGTTATTGACAGCACCATAGACCATTTCTGCGGCTTTGGCCGAGCCCATGCCTTGCAGTGCTACGCTCCGAAAGTAATCGCGGAGCCCCTTCGGATTGTCTTTGCCAGCACCAACTATGGCAGAAAGGTGCGTCATGGCGACGTCTTTGTCGAGCAGACCAGCACCAACCAGCTCACCAATTTTGCTTGCGGCCTTGCCGACGAGCTGATCATCTGGGTACATCAAAAGACTTGTGGCAGCGTCACTATAAGCAGTCTGTTCTTTGATCTTCCGATCCAAGTTCTTGTTCAGGATGTCAACTTGGATATTCTGCTGGTCGATCCACATCTTTGCAATGTCAGGAGCCTTATAAGCCGTGCGTGGATCGGTGCTCATATCGACTATCGCCTTGTCATAGTCGATCTTGCCGGTGTTTTGATCCACATTCCGCTGCATAATCTCGCCCATTGCAGTGCGAGCATTTGTTTCAAGCTGGAAAAGCTTGTTCTGGTTCATGGCGTTTTGCACTTGAGCAAACTGCCCCATGAGTTCCATGGCGTTGAAAGGCTTTGCGCCTTGGCCGAGCGTGGAATAGAAGTCTGTTTGGGTCTCAGGCATGTTACGGCATCTTGCCTAGAAGTTGATTGGCGTAGTTCATCTGGTAAGCATTCATGATGGCGTTGTTGATGCCACTGCTTGCAGCATTCGTCCCACCGACCCAGGCTGCGGCCTGTGCGTTGCCTGCGCCGATCAGATTGTTACCAACTTGCTGAGCTGTTTGCGTCCCGAAGGCTCCAGTCTGTGCGGCAGCACCTTCGCCAAGTTGGGCTGGTCCCATGAGCATGTTGTAACGCTGCATGTTCTGGGACAAGTAATTCTGGAGTTGCTGTTGGAAGGTCGTGCTGGCAAGCCCTGTTGCGTACTGGGCTGCGCCCTTCATGGCTGCGCCGCTCTGGCCGAGGCCCTGTGCCGCGTAGGAGTTCTGAGTAGCTTTTAACCCTTCCCCGAGCGTGAATTGGTAGCCGGGTGTGGCTTCCAATTGCTCCTGCGTCATGTCGAATGGCTTGGTCAGAGTGCCAAGCTGTTGCATGAGCATGTTGCCAGATGTCACGCCCATCTTTTCAAAAGGTTTCAGACCAGCCTGAACCTTGTTGAACATATTCATCTGAGTTTGGCTGGCTTGTTTCGCAGCTTTTGTCTGCGCGCTTGAGGCGTTGCTTGCACCGATCAGGCCAAGTGCGCCGCCCGCGATACCACCAACTGCTGCTGCAACCGGACCCATGGTCTAGTCCCCAATCCATTTAGAGTAAATTGTATGCTCGGGTTTGAAGCCGAGCCGCTTTGCGATGATTTCGAAGCCCCCGACCTCCGGCACCGGCAGGAAGTAACGCTGGACTTTCAACTCCTTCATGACTCTCTCCGTCATGCGGAAGAGTTTCACACCGGTCAGGCCCTTGCGATAAGCAGGGTCGAGGTAGTTAGTGTCACCGAAGCCGACTTTCGTGGAAGTGAAGTGCGGATGTTGCTGGATCGCCGAGGTCGCATACCCCACGAGCTTGCCATCATCTCTCGCAGTCACAATTATCAGTCTTCCAAACTGATCCAGCCTATCATAAGCATCTGTGTCAGGCTCCATCTTTTCTTGGCCCGGCTCGGACCTGAACCTCTCGCCGAACTCGCCCCAAAGCCTTTCCCACAACTTCGGCGCGTCGGCGAAGAATTGTTTCCAAGTTTCTAGCTGGAAGGTGATCATGTGCGTATGATTGCCTTGAAACCGTTGTAATCGGGAACTGTTGGAAGGTTGAAGGTTGTGGAGCCATCACCTGCGCCATAGGTCGTCTGGATGGCTTTGAACAAATCTGCGTTTTGCTGGCGATTGACGGCTTGACCGTTGGCAAGAAACCAGCCGGGCGGCACGTCCGTAGCAGCATTAAACACAATCCCACCTGGATTGACTGCGCCGCCGCCTGCACCAGCACCCATTCGCTCCCACAAGTTCTGCAAGAAGTTCTTCCAAATCGGCTCGAAGAACCCATCGTCTGTGAGAACCTTCATGGCCCATTGCGGAAAGGCTGTGTTGTTGGGCATTTCAGGACCTCAGCACATTTCCGATGGCGCTGCCACCATTCAGAGCGGTTTTTGTGTTCGAGGCCCAGAAGAGTTCAAAAACCCTATTGCGACCAATGCCCAGCCTGGACCATTGCGGGACCGTCAAATACTCGCCCTTCTTGCCGAGCGACTGGGCAAGCGGGTTTCCAAAGGTCCTGCCTCGATCATCACTCCAGCGGAGGTATATTTCTAGACCGCTGTTATCGTCGCCACCAATGAAGAAGTCGTCGTTGAAATCGAAATTAAAATCTCCTCCGACGAATTGTTCGCCATGACCAGGCTCGATATCTGCCGAGAAGCTCGAATACGCTACACGCTTTGACTCGTTGCCGAGCGTGGCGAATGACCTGCGCCGGACCACAACTTGCCCGTTGTCGGTGAAGTTGTCTGGGTCTATCGCGTAGAGGTTTCCGTTCTGCCAGTCGCCGCAAAGGTTCTTCCCATAAGCAAAGGCCATGCAATTCGCACGATGGCGATGCTCCTGCCCATTATCATCAATCCATGCCAGCTCGTGCCACAAACCTTCCACCTTGTCATAAACCCAAGTCTTGTTCGCTGTCGGGAAAGTCAGGACATAGAAAACATGGCCAAGTATCTGGTAGGTCATGCCGATCGCATCATCGAGCCGGGGGTAGGTGGCAAGTTCCTGCGAGATGGCGTAGGTGCTAATGGGCTTGGCTTGGTAGCTGACGCCCATCATCACAACGGCTTTGCCGTCTTTGTCGTTGGCAAGCCAGAAGATTTCGAGTCCCTGCCGAGCGACAGAATACTTGGCAATGCAGCCATGCTGGATGAACACGCCACCGACAATGGCGAATGGGAAGGTGGGAGAGCCAGCATTGAACCAGACCTCTGTGGTCAGCTCGCCGAGGAGCCAAATCTCTCGGTGGACGACGATCAGGGCGACCAGCTTGTCAGGATAGCCAGCCTTCCCGGCGATGTACAGTGGATCGAAGATCGTCACATTCGAAAGGGTGCTGTAGAAATTCCGCGTGTCGGGCTGATTGAACAGCAAGAAGGTGTCCAAGTAGTCTGCCGACGAAGCACCCAAGAAAGCCGCTTGGGCGATCTGGGTCATGACATTGGTCAGAAGGTCAATGAAATAGCCGCTGGTCGTACCATCCACGAGCACAGCCGTGGTGCCGTTGTCGGCAATTTTGACTGGTGTGATGAGGTTGTCAATCTCGCCGATCTTTGTGTATATCCAACTCGAACTGACATAATACACATTCGGCCCGATCACGGCATACAAGCGTCCATTCGATGCCTGATACAGACACCTGTAAATGCCTGCTTGTGGTGGAGCTGCTTGGAGCGTCAGCCCAGGAGTCGGATAGAACGTAAACGGATACTGACTCCCCTGAGTATTACTCTCAGGAAACAAGTTCACACAACGCTGAGCATTTGCAATGATGCTTCGCGCTGTGTAGAAGCCTCCTGAGAGCGGGATTTGCACCTGCTAAGCACTCAGAATGCGGAACCACTTACCATCGACTGGGCAGAAGTATGAGGCGGAAAGAGAGGCCGCCTGCGCCACGCCCGTACCAGTTGCCACACCATTGATCGTATCCGGCGAGGTGCCGAAAACCTGCATCGAGTTGGCGCCGCTATTGCGGACACTCAAGTCGAGTCCAGCTTTCGCCGGAGGCAACTTTACAGAGTCCGCGCCGGTAGCAACTGTCGTGACCTCACTGAGCCCGGCTGTAAGCTGGTAGGCATTGGCTTGGCCGCCGCCGGCTGTTGCCGTGATGCCGGTTTCTGAGGATGACTGTGCGCCGAGTGCGGCATTAAGCGCACTGCCGTCAATGAGTCGCGCACCGGGTTGAAAAGGTTGCGGGGTAACTGCGGGCATCTCTTTCTCCTATCTGAAAGTGTCTGAGAAGATGTTGTAGGCTCCACGGCCACGCAACTTGCGGGGGACTCTTAATTCCCCAATTTGCGTGTTCGCTCCGCGAATTGTGTTGAGGCCGTCTTTGGCCAGCGCGATAATCGCCGGATCAGGCGCAACGCCATAACCGGGAGCAATGACGAGCGCCAAATTCTGCTCGATAGTGCCTTCGTATTCCGGCGGCAGCACGACCGTGGTCGAGAGATTGGCAATGCTCTGAAGTTGGTTCTTGACTGTAAGGTGGAGCGCATAGTTGTTCGCCTGCATAACTGGCCATGGATAGACCTTGCCCAATGGGAAGTCCGAGTCGTAGAACAAGTACGCAGGGAAAGAGACCAGGCTCTTCAAGGTGATCAGATTATAAGTCTCTCTCGCTTGGATAATTTCGAGCGGATAATCCGGCAAGTTGCCTGGGTTCGAAATCTGGCGCATGAAAGCTGATTCGATCCGATCCGGGCGGCTGATACTGAAATCGCCGCCCAGACCGACCGTGTATGACTGTGCTCCTGTCGACGTCTTAGAAACAGTTTCCAGATGATAAACCAGCCAGCGCTTTCGCGCCCATCTGGCAAGCATCCAATTCAGTTTCGTGAATGTGTCATTGATGTCCTCATCGAGCGGGGTTTGCCCAACACCAACGGCCCCCGAGTCTTTGAGGGCCATAATGCACAAATCACGAGCTGTTGTCATGCAGTTTTCTTCAACAACGCTTCAATTGCAGGGGCTTTCGGCGGCGCAGCTGGTTTGGTTGGGACCGGGAAAGCAGTTTCGTCGGCGCTCACTTTGGCCGCTTCGGCAGGTGGCTGTGTAGCCGCGGGTGGCTGGAGTGCCTTGAGAGCCTTGCCCATCTCAACGAGCATCTTGTTGGTTTCGTCCAATTGGGTACGAAGTTCGTTTCGCTCCTTCTCGGCCGCAATAAGCTCAGCGTCCTTGCTGTCCATAATGGTTAGCAGCCGATTTTTCTCGGTCAGGACCGGATCGACTTCCCCGGCAGGGACCATGCTGACAATTGCCAGCTCCTCGCGCTGGTTCTGGACGATGACGTCCTCGCCGGAAGCATTTCGGACCCATTTCGGATACTCCATGAACTTATACGGCGCGAACTTGATGTTGCCGAAAACACCTTTGTAGTTCTCGTTTGACATTTTGCCTTCTCCTTCATGAATTGAGAGAGGCAGCTCCTGCGAGGGGATGCGGGCTACAAGAGCTGCCTCGTTGTGCGGGCTAGACCTTATCACCCACGGCGCAGGCCCACTCCGGTCTGACCCACAAATACCCATAAAGCACGTCCAGTCGGGTAATGAACTGGTCCGTGCCGATGGTATAGTCCGAAATCATACGCATTGCGACTCCATCAAAGGACTCACGCGCAGACTCAACCACACCACGCTCGGGCATAATCAGGTCAGCCATAGCAATCGTGACCGCCTCAGGAGCGAACACGAAATTCTTCCGGTAGATGCTTGCAGCCAGCGTGACCACACCAATGACCGCGCCATTCGCGGGGCTGGCAGTCACGGTCTGGTATTGGACCTTCTGACCAGCGACTGGCGGAACGAGGGCCGGATAGATCGAGATGCTCGTGCCACCACCTGCCACTGCCGCAGTCACAACGAACTGGCGAAGCGCGCCGGTGTCAACTTTCGTGATGCGGTTCACGGCATTCACACCAGCGAACGTGATGATGTCGCCAGCATTCAGGCCGCCGGTGATAGCATTCACGACAATGGTCAGACCAGTCTGGTTCGCACCGTTGACAGTCTTGGTGCCGGAATAGTTGGACGTGGTATGCTTCGGCACCGTCTGATCGGAGAACCAGTTCTCGTAGCCGAGAGTGTTGGTGCCCATGGCGCCGGTGTCGTACTGGGCGCCGATTTTGCCACTCGGATTGAGCAGACCGGCCAAGGAGGCCACAGTTCTGGCCTGTGTGAGCGGGTCTTGAATGACCTTCCTACGGCCTTTGGGAGCCGAGTTGAGGTCCAACTGCGCCCCGGCAGTCAGCCATGTCTCGGCGGTGGGCGTCAGAACTGCGCCACCACCGTCCAAGTTGGCAACGAAGTTGCACATTCCCAAGTCCGCGCCGACCATTAGGTCTGCCGCGACATCGCCAGCAAGATTGTTGATCATCGGCGCCAGCACGCGAGTGCTGAAATCATCCAAGCTCAACGTCCTGTCTTTCGAGTTATAGCCGACATCCACGCCAGCTTGCGTACCCATGACCAGAGAGGTGCTCTGTTCCGTGGTGTCCTGCACGCTGACCGCAGGGCCATGCCTGACGGTGAAGTCATTCGGCAGCCTGATGCGGAGTGTGTCACCGATTTTCGCACCAGTCTGAGCGAACGAGTCGTCGTACTGGTGGTCGATGTTTTGCATAAAGGCGTTTGAGTTCTTCCAGAGGCGAACTGCCTCTCGGGTGATCATGTTGATAGTGAGAAGGGCATTTGCCATTGTCAATGGGCTCCAGATTGAGGGTTTTTGCTTGGGAGCCGGGCAAAGAAGCTTTGACAGTGCCGGGGGCTTTTGCTGGTGCCGATCTCCAGCTTTTTATCAGGCTGACAGGGTTTTTGTGGGTGTACCGAGAAACCGAATTTGGCAGCTATGACAGATTATAAAGAATAGGTCAACCGACAAGAGTTCAAACCCCTGTCGATTGACCCACGATCCTATTTTTAGGCCCTCTTTTTCTCTTTAAGTTGCTTGTTCCGCAACTCCATCCAATCAGCAGTTGGAACGTTCGGGTCGTCCAACTTCGGTTCGACCACTGTCTCGCCCTTGATTTTTGGGGTGATCGGCGGAGGAGCGCCAGAAGCTGGCTTGATCGGCGGGGCTTTGCCGAGTTCATCCGCGAGCTTAGCGATGCGGACAGCCATCTTGGTTGGGCTGAGACCAACAATCTCCTGTGCGAGTTCGGGTTTGGCGCCGAGTTCATACAAAACATCGGCGGCGACTCCGGTCTCGAGCGCTGCGTCGACCAAGGCCCTAGATATGAGCCCGCCAGAAATCCTATTCACCATGTCGAGTTTCTGTTGGAAGTCGGTGTGAGCAGCAGTGCCTTTCCGGAAAGCGTCGTTGCACTGCTTGTTGAAGTCGTTCGTCTCGACAAGTTGTGTTGCTTTTTGGGCCGCAAGTGCGTCGATCTCGTCTTGCGTGTAGACTTTGCCGTTGACGGGAGGCGTCGCAGTAGGTGGCTTGGCCGCTGCTTCTACTTTGGCGGTGAGTTCGTAGTTTTTAGCTGTGAGCTGGTCGATCCGATCGAGATACCACGGCTTTTTTGGTTCTTCCGATGGCTCTGCCGGGGGCGTTGCAGCTGCCGGGGGAGTGGCCGCAGGTGGCGTAACGGGCTGGATCGGAGGTGCACTCGCAGGGTCTCCTTCTGGCTTGTAGACAGGTTTTGGCAAATTAAACATCTCGGTAGGTCCCTTCAGGTTAGGTGTACTTGGTGTTTGCGTCTTCCACGAATGCTGTTGTCCTTAATGAGGGCATCAGCAATTGACTCTTTCACTTCGTCGGGCAACTTTCCGACTCTCAAGACGTCCGCGAGAGCGCTCCGCGCCGACTCGATGTAATTGGGCCAGTTTGCGTCGATGTAGTCTTTCTGAGAGCGGTTTTCTTTATACCAGCCGTCGTGCTTGGAGGCCCAGACCTCGTACACTGCTCCGGCAATTTCTTTGGCTGTGGCAGCGATCATTTCGTGGCAGTATTTGGTCATTGGGCTGGTGCGGCCTTCCGAATAATATCGAGGATGTTTTTTGGTAGAACTGGCTTGCCCTCTGAGCGTCTTTCGATCTTTTCACGCTCTTCTTGCAGCAAGTCGTTAGCCAAGTCGTCCACGATGCCCTTAGTGTTGATTATGTCCATGGTGTGGTCGCTGATGACCTTCATTCTTTCCGTATGAGCCTGGTAGTCCTTGACTTGGACTTCTTCGCTCTTGTTCTTGAGCTGGATAGAGGCTTTTGCCAGTTCATCGAGCATGGCGTTGAGCACGGTCTTGAGCTGTTCGACCTGCCCCATAAGCGCTTGCTCGTTCTGGTTCGGCCCCATGCCCAGAGCCTCCTTCGGCACAAGCCGCCGCAAGCGGGCGG